ACTTTAAAGATACTACAAAGTATCTAGGATGATTCATAGAAGTTAAATACACTATATAAGTATTATTTAAGTAATATACTTATAAAGACTTTAAAGTGTAGAGTTTCATAATGTGATAAAGACATTTAACCTTGAAAGGATAATTTTATGTCTATTGAAATGATGAATGATGATGACTTTGACATGGACTTGGTACAGTATGAATGCTGGTATTGGTCTGTCATTGATAGCATGGCTGAATTAGTCATGAACAATGGTCGTGATAAGGTAATGTCTCATGTATCTGAGGCTGTCTTGAATAAGGTTCACAGTGGTTACGTTGTAGCCAAAGAGAACGATGAACACCCTCTGCTATGGTAATGGCTTTGTTTGTCTTAATTGTAGCTTTAATTAAACTTGTATTGAGTAAATGAACATGACTATTGACGATAACAAACCTTGGCCTTTCCCGTCACATTTTGGTGACACTGCTGAAGATAGAAAACTGATATCTGATTGTCTTGAACTGTTGCAGGACTTCACAGCCTTTCAGCTTCGAGGTGAAATCTACTATGGCTACCTTGATGTGAAGGCATTGAAGATCATAGAAGAACTAAGGGAGGCTAATAATGGCTCTCAACCTAGTACGTAAACCTAAGACTGAGTCTAAACTCATTAAGCATATTGCCTGTGATGCGTGTGGCAGTTCAGACGCTAACGGGCTGTATGATGACAATCACACATACTGCTTTTCATGCAACACTTACTACAATGAGATGGATGCTGATGAACTGTCAGTTATGCAAGATGCAGTAGCACCACGAAGAAAGACCCAGATGCTAGACATCAAAGGAACCATTAAAGCGATACCTGATAGAGGTATTACCCTTCAAACCTGTGAGAAATATGGAGTAACACAAGATAATGGACAGCACTTTTATCCTTACACTGACGATACCGGAGGAGTTGTTGCCGCAAAACTTAGAAGAGTGGCAGACAAAACTTTCAGTATTCTTGGAACATTCACGAATGCTAGGCTTTTCGGACAGCAGCTCTTTCACGCTGGCGGCAAGGCCGTCACCATCACTGAAGGAGAACTTGACGCTCTAGCAGCTTTTCAGATGAATGGTAGCCTCTACCCTGTGGTGTCAGTCAGGAACGGTGCACAGGCTGCTTTAAAGGACTGCAAGGCACAGTATGAGTGGCTTAACTCCTTCGATAGCATCGTCATCTGCTTTGATGCTGATGAACCGGGTAAGAAGGCTTCTAAGGAAGTAGCTGAACTGTTCGGTCAGAAGGCTAAGATTGTGAAGCACTTGAGTGGCTACAAAGATGCTTGTGACTACCTCATTGCTGGTGCTACCAAAGAGTTTGTGAATGAGTGGTGGAGAGCTGAGGTGTACATCCCAGATGGCATCATCAATGCTGCATCACTGTGGGAAGAGGTGATTAAACCTGAGGCTAAGGCTGAGGCTATGTACCCTTGGAAGGGCTTGAATAAGCTTCTGTATGGTATGCGTCCATCGGAGTTAATCACAGTCACAGCTGGTAGTGGACTAGGTAAGAGTCAATTCCTGCGAGAGATATTGTTCAATATACTGAACACTACCAAGTGGAATGTTGGAGGATTATTCCTTGAAGAGTCCACTCGTAAGACAGCTAGAAGCATTATGTCGTTACACGCTAACAAGCTTCTGCACTTACCTGACACACCTACAACTGAGAAGGAACTTAAAGATGCTTTCGATGCAACTCTTGGTACTAATCGTGTTTATCTCTTTGACCATTTCGGTAGCAGTGACGTTGACAATATTGCCAACAGAATCCGATACATGGCTAAAGCTTGTGATTGCAGGGTTATATTTCTTGACCATATTTCCATTGTTATATCTGGTCAAGACAATGGAGATGAGCGTAAGGCTATTGATAACATGATGACGAAGCTTCGTACACTGGTTCAAGAGCTAGAGATTACCTTGATCTGTGTAAGTCACCTTCGTAGACTGCAAGGGAACCAAGGCCACGAAGATGGAGGCAGTGTGTCATTGTCGCAACTCAGAGGCTCAGGTGCTATTGCTCAGCTGAGTGATGCTGTGATTACCTTGGAGCGTAACAGCATGGCAACAGATGACAATGAGAGACATCAGACTAAGGTAGCTGTAGCTAAGAATCGTTACAATGGTTATACAGGCCCAGCTTGTGTGCTGAAATATGATATGAACACTGGACGCATGGTTGAGATGCAGGAGGAGGTGCTATGAGTAAGGGAAGTACACCTAGACCTTTCAGTGTAGCTCAGGAGCAGTATGATGCTCGGTGGGACATGATATTTGGCAGGGATAAGGGTGACAAAGAACGTGATAGGCGTGAAGATGCCTTAGCTGAAGTACAACGATTAGGACAAGAGATTCAACCCGATGATGAGGAGCAAGATAAATGAGTGCATGGTTAATTGCTGTAGTTGGAGTGGTTTACACTATCGTAGCCATTGACTTGATCGTCAAAGGGAATACTGGTCTGGGTATAGCCTTTGTAGGTTATGCACTAGGTAACGTGGGTCTGTACATGGAGGCTGCAAAGTGACACAAGATGAAATTATTAGCAAAGCAAAACAAGATGATGAAATTGAGTTAATAGACTTTATAAAGTTGGCTATCTTGCAAGAGCGTAAGATATGTGCTGAGATTGCTGAGTGGTGTATTGAAAACCATCTTGAACACCATATACCTGAGCGTATTAGAGCCAGAGGCAACGCCTCGATAAGGGGACAAGCATGACTAAAGACGAAGCATTGAAGTTGGCATTGGAGGCGTTAGAAGATTTGGGAATGAAACACTATGAAAACACTGGCGAAGTTCTTTACAAAGAAACATTCACCGCCATTAAAGCCGCACTAGAAGCGAAGGATGAGCCTGTGGCGTGGCGTAATGCCGCAATCAGACTTGGCGAGGAGCTGTCGTCTGTTGGGCCTGATGGCTACTACGACATGGATGCAAAAGAATGGTTTGATTGGGCTATGAAACAGAAACCAAGGGGTGAGCATTCATTACCACAGCGCACATGGGTTAATGCCACTACGTGGCGGGGGCTGACGGATGGTGAAGTAGACAAGATGATTCTTCTCATGGGTTTCCCTCCTGATTGGATAACAGAAAATGCCATCGTTAAAAATATTGTTCGTAATTTGGAAGCCAAACTCAAAGCGAAGAATTCGCTGTAAAGGAGAAGAAAACATGACCAAAGGAACCATTAAAGACGTATGGGCTGTGCATGAGAAACGTAAGGAACGTATCAGGCTCAAGCAGCGTGAGTGGGTTCAACGTAATCGTGACAAGGTTAATGCTTACAAAGCAGCCACAAAAGAACGTAAGAGAGCTGTCATGTCGATGAATGTCAATAATGTAGTCAGGTCACGTTATAGGACTGACTTCAGGAATACAGTGTATCATTGCCCTGAACTAACATACAGAGGTAAGGTAACATGATTGACGTAGACACGATAGCTGGTAGAATGTTGGATTTGGAGACTAAGTACTATGAAATGCAGGATAAGTATCAGTTACTCATTCACCACTATGAAGACCTAAAGGCAGAGTATGAAGCGTATCGTATTGGACATCGAGACAACCTTAGATCACAACACGATTTGGATGGTAGTAACTAAGGACATCGACACTGGAGAAGTGAACGTATGGAAAGCAGCAGACAGCCTCGTGGAGTATTTAAAGGACGTTACATTGATAGTAGCCCACAACGGAATAGGCTTCGATTTCTCGATACTCAACAGGCTCTGGACTACGAAGATTCGCTTGAACCAAGTGTACGATACACTGATAGCCTCAAGACTGCTAGATCCCTCGATAGAGAACGGGCACAGCTTAGACGCATGGGGAACAAGGTTGGGGAAGAATAAGATTGACTACGCAAAGGTATGGACATGGTTAATGGACAAACGAGAGGATTACAAAGGTGAGTGCTTTAACGTTCCTCACATGGCTCTTCTGGAGTATTATTGCATTAGGGACGTTGAGGTCACTTGTGATCTTTATAAGCATCTTACTAATGAACTCACTACGAAAGACTTTTCACAAGAAAGCCTTGACCTTGAACATAAGGTAGCTGCTATCATTGAGGAACAGACACGACATGGATTCAAACTCGATCAAGCCTATACAACCTGTCTACTTGCTGACATCAAGGGAAAGATGGCAGGAATCTATGAACAGATGCAAGAGAGATGGCCTCCGACAGTCACACCAAGGTTCCACAAGACCAGTGGAAAGCCCATCAAAGACTGCGTTGATACTTTCAATCCCGGAAGTAGAAAGCAGATTGGAGAGAAGCTGATGGAACTTGGATGGAAACCTAAGGTGTTTACTGAGAAGGGTCAGGCTATTGTCGATGAGTCTGTACTGTCTAAGGTTGTTAACATTCCTGAGGCTCAGATGATTGCTACCTACCTGATGCTACAGAAACGTGTAGCTCAGATTGAAAGCTGGTTAGAAGCTGTGGGTAAGGACGGTAGAGTGCATGGTAAGGTTATAACGAATGGCGCAGTTACTGGAAGGATGACACACAGTACTCCTAACATGGCGCAGATTCCTAATGCTGGGAGTATCTATGGCCCTGAGTGCAGAGAGTGCTGGACTGTGGAAAGCGGTAATGTATTGGTTGGCTGTGACGCTAGTGGCCTTGAGCTGCGTATGCTTGCACATTATATGAAAGATGATGGATATGTTAAAACGGTCACTGAAGGATCATCAAAGGATGGAACTGACGTTCACACGCAGAACCAAAAAGCTGCGGGTCTCCAGACAAGGGATCAAGCGAAGACATTTATATACGCATTTCTATACGGTGCAGGGCCAGCTAAGATTGGTTCCATTGTCGGTGGTAATGCTAAAGCGGGACAGAAACTTATCGATGCCTTTCTTAAGAACACACCCGCCTTACAACGTCTTAGAAATACGGTTAGCAGATATGCGGGTAAGGGCTTTGTACCGGGGCTTGATGGTCGTAAGATATGGGTGCGCTCCGAACACGCAGCTCTCAATTCGCTCCTTCAAGGGGCTGGGGCGATTGTGATGAAAAAGGCTTTAGTATTATTTCACGATAAGACTAAGGCTAACAAGTGGCCTGTAAAGCTAGTAGCTAATGTCCATGATGAATTTCAACTTGAAGTTCCTAAGATATATGCTACAATAGTAGGTGAGGCTGCAAAGCAAAGTATCGTTGAAGCTGGGTTGCATTTCAAGCTTCGTTGTCCACTAGACGGGGAGTACAAAGTTGGCAACAACTGGCGTGAAACACACTAATAAACAGATTATCTTTGACATTGTAGATGATAACTTCAAAGTCAAGATTGTAGGAGATCTGGATTTGGAACAGGTATACATAGTGCTAGGATCGGCTATGATGTACTTGGAAGATCTGGCTGAGGGTAATGTAGCTCACCCATTCAAAGAGCTGCACTAAAGAAAGAGGAAACGTAATGTTATATCTTAGCGTAGAACCTAATGAAGCTGCCTTCATTGTTCGAGTGATTGGACAACTACCTACTGAGTCAGGTGCATTCCCATTGCATCAGAAGTTGGTAGAGCAAGTTCAAACACAACAGTATCCCGCTGAACCTGCAGCAGATGAGTAAATTAATTTAAAGGAAAATGAAATGAGTATTGATACACTGAAACCCGTTAAAGTCGCTGGTGAAATCTTCTGGAGTAACTGGATGAACACCTTTAACACTAAGTTCAACGAAGACAACAAGAAGTACGAATGTACTATTGGTAACTTGAGCGATGCAGCCTGTGAGAAGCTTAAAGAGCTGGGCATCAACATCAAGAACAAAGAGAGCATGGGTAACTTCATTGTTGCTAAGTCAACTTACCTGTTCACACCTGTGGACGAAGAAGGTAATCCTGTAGACATTGCTAAGATGGGTAATGGTACTAAGTGCCATGCTGTTATCTCATCATACCGTCACAAGATGTCAGCTAAGTTTGGTGCTGCACCATCAATTAAGAAGTTGATTGTTACTGAACTGAAAGTGTACTCTCCTGAAGGTTCAGCGGAAGAAGAAGAGACTGCGGACGATGTCCTCTGATAAGCCTACTGAGGCTATTGTAGATGCTGACTTTTTAGTTTATAAAGTTGGCTTCTCCAATGAGGAGGAAGAGGAACGGTGGGCACTAAATCGACTCACAGAGTGGTTTACCGACATAATCTATATGCGTCTGAAGTGTGATGACTACAGAGCTTGGATTACAGGTAAGACTAACTTTAGATTCGAGGTAGCTACCACTGTTCCTTACAAAGGTAATCGCAAGGATGCTCCCAAGCCTAGACACTATGATGCTCTTCGCAAACATCTGATGAAGCTCGGTGCTAAGATGTCTGAGAACGAGGAAGCTGATGACTCTGTAGGCATAGCGTCCACTGAAGGTAACTACTGGATCGTCCACGTTGACAAGGATCTAGATCAGTTACCGGGGTGGCACTATAATCCTGTAAAGGATGAGGAGTATTATGTTACTGAGTTTGAAGGCTTGTACAGTTTCTACAAACAGATACTGACAGGTGACAGAGTTGATAACATTGAAGGTATCAGAGGTATTGGCCCTGTAAAGGCTGATAAGATTCTCAAAGACTGTACAACTGAAAAGGAATTATATGAAGCTTGTATCAAGGCTTATGACGGCAATACTGACAGGGTACTGGAAAATGGAAAGCTCCTATGGCTAAGAAGGGAACCAAACCAGATGTGGCAACCTCCTTCAGTCTCGCAGGCTCAGTCTGGTACGTTAACTACGTAATGCACATGGATGACATGGGTAAGTGTGACCCTGAGAAGCAAACCATTACTATCCGTATGGACATGAATAAGCAGACCACTGAGCAGACCTTCTACCATGAGTTAGTTCATGCCATTATGTTCACAATGGGTAAACTAAACCATGATGAAGAGTTTGTGGATACCTTTGGAGCTTTCCTCCATCAGTATCACAGGACTAAGGTGAACCATGAAGCCTAAGCGTAAAAAGCCACTGACAGTTAGACAAGTAGCTTTGAAGCATGGTTTCAGGTCAGGCTTAGAGGACAAGATAGCTGAAAGATTGAAAGCCTTAGAAGTTCCTTTTGAGTAT